TGACGCCGGCTGCGTATGCCCAACATCTGGCAAACACCGATATCATCAACCCCGGACTCTAAACCAGGCCGCTACTCAGGGCGGGGGGACGTCGAATCGTGCCTGTCGGCCAAGATGGCGCCGCGCTCGAGCTCGAGCCTGCCTTGGTCTAGCAGCCTCCAATGGCTCCCGCCGACCGCGTCGAGCGCATTGAGGCGCGCCTGCTGAGCATCGCGGGACAGTGACATCGCGGGGAGATCCAGTGAGCGAGTGGTTGGGCGGCGACTCTATCGCGCCCCAATCTCAATTTTTCAGATGACCACCGGAGAGAGGTAATTTAGGTAACCTGCCTAGAAAAATTTTGATTTATCCATTAAATTCAATGAAATAAGATGATTTTTCAAAGGTAATTAAAGAGTAATCTTGAGGTAATCGGATTACCTTCTGAGGAGGTAACCTCATAGGCTAAAAAAACCCTTTGAAATCAATGACATTACTTTTTTGGGATCGGCAGATTACCTGGAATTACCTCCTGGGGTAATCATAAATTAATCTTTAAAATCAATTGCTTGCGATAGATTAAGGGCCAGGGATTACCTGATTACCTGTTCCCGATGGTCATTTGGAAATTCTGGCGGTCAGACTGCCCATGTGGCCTCGCGGCTTGAGGCGCTATAGGGTGCCCCTCACGCAGGGATCCGCAGGGATTAGCGAGCTATCAGAATCGGCGCAGGCGCCAGCAGCAGCTTGGCTGGTGAGCCGGTGCGGGACTGCCGAAAAACAGGGGCATGAAGACCGCAGGCGTGGCGGGGCGACGATTGCGCGCGCCAGGGCCAATGGCATGCACAGGCGTCGGAGTTTTCCTACTGCGCCCACCTCAGAAGGCAGGCACCATTAACGAGTAGACCCCTCAGGGCACCTGCCATAACTGCCGGCGTTCGTGATGTCCGCCTCGGTGCAGTCGCAGGATGATTGCGGTGGCCTGCCTGCCAGTGGCCCCTAGATGGATGAGACAATCGAACCCATGAATATGAACGAAGTTAGACAAGTGGCGGAGAAGCCTCGCAAGGGCGAGTTCTATCGGCTTAGGCCCGACATGCGTGGAAGCCAAGGACATGGCGTCGTGTTCGAAAACGAAAAGAATTTCCCGCTCCCTAGTCATATGAGTCTCGATGAATCTGGCGGCGGAATTAAAGAATTCAGAGATACGCCTCGCCTGCGCCAGAGTAAGCGCGATCAAATGGTTAATGATTTAGATTCGAGCTTCCGGGGTTACTGGCTTGTATCCGAGCCGTTGAAGGAGGTATTCGAATCAATTGATTCAGAGGCATTCTCTTTTGCCAAATGCGAACTCACCCTATATGACGGATCGCAGGCTGCGCCACATTATTTCTGCGAAGTAATTAGAGAAATTGATGCGCTTGACGAAGAAGCATCTACAGTAAAAATATTGACCGAGGGCTATCCAAAAGGGAAACACTACAGCCTAGTGGGTGGAGCCAGGCTCGCCTTTAAAAAAGATATGTTGGGCTCAGCCCATGTCTTCCGTACCCCCTATAACGGAGCTCTCGTCATATGCGACCGCTTGTTTCGAGACGCGCTAATCGAACACGGATTTGGAAAGGCGCGCGAGTCGCGCGGCGTCTGGCTCTGCGACGCTGCTGATTAGTGAGTCAATAGCTTTTCGCAAGCACCTTAAGGATCGGGGAAATGCCTGCTAATAACGTCGTTTTACAAAGCCACCATGTTATAGAGCAGAGCATTTTACAAAGACACCCCCTATTGGTGGAGCTGGTTAAAAATGGGCTAATCGACGAACACGCCTCAGCAAATCGGCTCTATCTACCTGTCGATGGAAAACTAGCTGAAGCGATTGAAACGTCGCCGCACCGGGGCCGGACGCGGAGTTCATATACAGAGGGGATTGTCGAAACGCTGGATAACCTTTCTGAAACAAGCGCGGGCACTGCTGCGCTTGAAGGCGATCCTATTGCACTTAAAAGAGTGTCGGCCCAAGTATCTGAGCTACAGGACACACTGAAGGTGGCCCTGATCAACGGCGATGTATTCACGACTACGCCGGATCGACTTACCAAAATTGAAGCCAACGCGCAGAACCACAGAACTTTTGCCGATCTAAAAAATTACGGTATAGAGCATGCCGAACAGTTGAAAACCTTGCGTTCGATGAGTGAGGTGGAATCCGAATGGGCTGCTATCACCCACTCGGAGCATCGGATTGGCGCGGTGATCGGCGCCGCAAAGGACACCTCGGCCAATCTGGTCGCAGCCCCGGGCGACCCGGTTGTGCGCGAGATCGCTGGGCGCGAGGAGTTCCGCTTGGCGATCACGCACGCAGAACAGGCCGGCCGTGTAACGCTATCCGAGTCCAATGCGGCGTTGGTCCGGCAGGTGTTGGATGACACGCCAACCATCGGCGGTGCTGCTCGCAGCATTCGCCAAGTAGCGGGCGCCGTATCGCCGCAATATACGCCGCTGTCGCAACGCGGCTTCGCCACTGCAGAGCTGCTAGCAGGCGACTTGTCGGCAGGCCAGGCACTACGCAGCGCCGGCCTGCTCGCCACCGCCGCCGATACCGCCGTCACCGGTCAGCGCGCCACACGCTTCCTCGGCCAGGACAACCCGCTCGCCGCGCAATCGGAGCTGGCGCATTTCGCCGGCCGCAATGTCGGTGGCTGGGCCGGCGGTACTGCTGCTGCCTACGCGCTGGGTAGCTCGGGCGCGGGGCCGATGGTGCTGATCGCGGCCGATGCCTATTTCATGACCAAGGCCGGCGAAAAAGCCGCCGAGTTGCTCGACAACCGCACCATCTACCAGCAGACCGATCGCGACGGGACGCACTGGTCGTTCGATGGCCGCGCCTGGGCACGCGAGGGCATTGCCGACACCACCCGCGACGGAGTGAACAACCCGACCGCCACTCCAATCGTCGCCAGCTATGAGAAGGCCCGCGAACTCGATTACCAAGCCACCAACGCCGCCGCAGCGCTAGCCCTCAAGGATGCGCCCGCGCCCGCTGATCCGTATCGCCAGCCTGCCAACCCCACAGACCGGCCAAGCCTGAGCACTGCCGACTGGCGGCGTGATGCATCGGACGGCCAGTGGCATCGCCAGGTCAAAACCGAGATTTCCGGCGCCAACGATCGCGGCAGCTACCTGCAGGAGACAGCCTTGCCACCCCGCGCGGCTGAACTGGACGCGCAGGCGCAGGACGTCATCGCGCGCAACATCGCCAACAGTCCGGGCGCGATCGCCGCGCGCTATGAGCTGGCACATCACCGAAGCGGCTGGGCCGCCGACGGGCTGCCGATGTCGCCAGCAGTGCTGCAGGCGTTGCCCGACCCGGATGCGTTGACCGCCTCGAACGGCCAGCACTACTACCGCAACATCGAAGGCCAGTGGACCAGCAACGGCGCCCCACCCGATGGCAACCGCGTGCTGGAACTGGAGACCACGCGCGCGATGCTGCAACCGGCACTGGCCGAGCAGGCGCAGGCCATTGCCACCATCCGGCAGTCTCCGCAGGACGTACAAGGCGAGCAGACGCTCTACCGCTATCGCATTGTCGGCACCGAGTTGCAGCCGCAATGGCGTGAAGCGATCGAACTGGCGACTCAGCGCACCCGCGAGGCAGAGGGACTTGCGGGCGATGGTGCGATGCAGTTGCAGCGCGGCCCTGGTGGAAGCTTCGGCGCCGATAGCCCGATTGCGCATCTGCAACGCGGGCCCGATGGCGTAGAGCGTATTGCAGCAGTCACCAGCACCGAGGACATCCGCCAGGCACTACAGGAGGTGCAGGCGCGGCAGAACACAGCCCTGCCGATACAGCAGCTGGCCTCGGCGCCTCGCTCATCGGACGGATCCGCAGATGCGGACACGTCGTCTTCCGCACCCTCCAACCAGCATGCGCTCGACGTGCAGGCGCGGGGCCAGGCGGCCAGCGCCGCGCAGGAGCGTCAGGAACGGCAGCAGGAGGACCGGCAAGCGCAAGACCAGCAGCTGGCGCAGGTACGCGCGCACACGCTGCAGGAGCAAACCTCGCACGAAGACCGAGCGCAGGACGCTCAGGCGCTGCAGGCGCATGCACTGCAGGAACTTCGCCGGCAAGAATCGCAACAGTTGGAGCAGCAAGAACGCCAGACACAGGCTGCCCAGCAACGCGAACAAGTCCAGCAGCAGGCGCACGACGCCCAACAGCGCGAACAAGCGCAGCAGCAGGCCCAGGAGACGCAGCAGCGCGAGCAGGAAACACGCCAGGCCCAGGACGCCCAGCAGAGCCAGCAGGAACGCCTGCAGGCGCAGGATGCGCAACATTCCCAGCAACAGCCGCTGCACGCCCAAGCGGCTCCACAACGCGAGCCGGAGCCGGCACAGGAAGCCGTCTCGCGCGAGCCGTCTTCGCTCCATGCGCAAGACACGGCGCCGCGCCAGCCCGAGCAGCGGTCTACCCCGGATGACGTCACCCAACGGACCCAGGAGCAGCTGGCAGAGCCTGCGCAAGCACATGCATCCCACGTAGCGCAGCAGCAGCTGGAAAGCCAACAAGCGCAAGAAGAGCGCCCGCAGGAAGTCCAGCAGCGGACAGCGCAGAACGCGGCGATCGCGCAGACAGCGCCGGCAGATCAGCAGCAGGTTGCGGACCTGCACAGCGGCCAACAGCCGATGACGGCGCAAGCCTCGGATGCGCAGCAAAATGCACCTGCCCAGCAGCCCGAGCAACCGGCGGACGCGCGCCTGGCCCAGGCGGCGACCCCGCCTTACGCGCCATCGCTCGCCACGCCGGTCGCCGCAGAACACCGCGACGATCAGCAGGCGCTCATTCCAACGGCTCAAGCACCGAAAGCACCAGATCCCCCTGCAGCGTTGCCAGTGTCCGCACACCTGGCGCAAGCGACAGGGCCATCGCTGGAAATGCCGACCGCTGGCGGCTCCGAGGGCGGGGCCGATGCGCGCGAGCCGCTTTCCGCGTCCTTGGCAGATGAGCATGACCGTCCTGCTGCTGTGCCCGTCGATCCGAACTCCTGGGAGGAAATAGAGCGCTCCATGCGTGAGCTGCGCATCCAACTCGAACAGGATCTCGAAACAGAAAACCGCGTCGCAGAAGCGCGGCAGGCGCGCGTGGACCGTGGCGAACGGCCGTTTACCGAGTTGGAATTGCGTGATGGGTACGATCCGGATGGCCCCTCTGGACTGAGACCACCACGCGCCCCGCCGGCAGACACCGCGCCACAGTCTCTTGCCGCTGGCGAGCAGGAAGATCGGCCGCAGCCCCAGCGCAAGAACATCACTGGCGATCCGGATGTGGACGAGTTGCTGTACGCCATCGACTGCAAGAACGAACTGGCGATCGAACAGGCCTTGAAACGAGTCGCCAACAGTCCCTACAGCCAGGCACTTGCCAAACAAGGGCACGAATTTTTGGATGCCCAGGCGATGCAGGAAGCCCAGGAGCAGGCGAGTACGCGCCAGGCACTGAACATGGACGTCTCGACAGAGGTGCAGACCAGCCGTGGCCCGGTGATGGTGATGACACTGCCGCAGTTCGCCAACGGACCGGCGATGCAAGGTCCGCAGGGTGATGGCGGTGGTGGCGGAGATGGCGGCGGCGGCGGCGGCGGTGGTGGTGGTGGTGGTGGTGGTGGATAGCCGGAACACGTGTAGCAAGTTGAATCATCGAGAGAACACTATGGACATGCAGAACACCTCCGCGCTGCCCGATGTCAACGGGTCGGAACGCACCCTAAAAGAATCGATCCAGGCCCTGGCGGCGATGATCGGGACGCTGCAGCGCCGCGAGCACGCATTGGACGATCTGGTCCGGGAGCAGCTGCAGCTTCTGCAGAGCGCCGTCAACAGTGCCGATCAGCGCGTCAATCGCGTCGTGGAAAACGCACTTCCCCGGCTGACGCAATTGAGCAATCAGGCGCTGACGCAGACGCTGGAACCGGCGGCAGAGCGATTTAACAAGAAGATGGCAAATGCAGAGCAGGCGGTTCAGCAGGCCACCCAGCGCTATGCACACGCACAGCGCTCCCTGGAAACAACGACAATGCGGCGCATGTGGATCGCATCGATTGCCCTGCTGGTGGCGGGTGTCATCAGCGTGGTCGTCGCCGGCTACGCGCTCTACAGTACAAAAGCGGCTGTCGCTGAAGCCGCCAAACTCAGGGCGGAAATCACCTTTTTAGATCGTGTCGCTCGTGCCAATCTCGTTGCCTGTGGCAAGGACAGGCTATGCGCCGAGATCGACAAGAAAGGAGCGCGCTATGGCGATCGCGGGCAGTATCGCCTAATCAACCTGCGCTCAGATGCGACCCACTGAGCGGCGCAATATCTAAGGCAACCATCCCGTTCCGACGTAGTTAGATTCCGGTGCAATAAGAACGCCTGGGGAGGTCGGAACCTCCCCAGCCGTAAACAATTAGTTGCTTTGGGGGAAGCTGATGCCCGGAGACGTACCGCCAAAGGAGGTACAGCTACCGCGCGTCAGGTTGTTCTGCTCGAATGTGGTGCCGGCATCGCCCAGACAGGCCGGGGCATTTGTCGTGCCATCATTTACGGCTAAATTCACCGAGACACGCGAGCCTGGGTTGAACGACACTGTTTGGGTGTTGGCGCCGTTACCGAAGACGTTGAATTCGGACTGGCGCCAGATCTTGTTGATGTTCACTGTAGAAGCGCTCTGGCTCACGCTATAGGCTCTTCCATTCACCGAGAACGTCAAGGTGTCCACGCCCCCTGAGGTTGCCGAACCTGTCAGCTTGACGCCGCCAATGCCCGACACTGGCACCAGAGGCACCGTCACCGAGTCGCTGTTGATAACGCAGGCATTACCTTCGTACGCATCCCAGCCGGATGGGCAACCTACCGCGTCGTACTCCGAGGAACTGTCCGCATAGACCCAGCTTTCGATAAAGATAACCGGCTGAAAACCGTTACTGGAATTCTCATCTGAGTCGCTGGAGTAAACGTACTGTTGCCAGGTCTTGCATGAGGAAAAACCAAACTGCGCGCAGGCGGCGGGATTACTGGCATTGTCGGTATTAATCTGAAGAGAATATTGAACCACGCCGGTGGTCACTCCGCTCACGCTAGGGAACGAACCGACCGCCGAGCGGGTTAGCCTACTTGAGCGCGCTGCATAATCGCTGCCGTTACCGGTGATGAACGCCCTGTCGGTGGCCATTGTGGTACGACCCTTGTCATTGGCAAGGTGCTGCGACCCCATGACTACCTTCGGCGGTGCCTCGCAGCGCACCGCCTTCCAGCCCATGTCAGGAAAAGTCGAAATGAAGCAGCCCGTCATCGCTGGAATTTCTTGCCTCAGGGTCGTTTCCCATGCAGACATAGCCTCAGCGCGGCCAGCGTGATTGATCGCGGAGACCTGCGTAGCCGCCCCTGCGTTAGCCGCGCAACCTACGATACAAGCGGCGAATAGATATTTCGATTTAATTTTCATGTTAATTTCTTGTTAGTTCGGAGTTAACGATCATCCTCCGTTATAAGAGGAGGCCTCACTCAAATCAGAAGCAGCAGATACATCGACGAAGTAATAGCGAAATGGCTAAGCCATACTTTCGGCTCGATCACACTCCTGCCAAGTGGTTCCGAGACTAAGACTAAGGAAAGGGCCATATTCCAACGCAGAAAAAAAGATCGCGCGTCAAGGGAGCCAGGCGCAAGGCGACTTGATCCGACTGCACAAATGGATGAACTATATATTTCGGAAATCTCTAAGTAGCCCCTAGACATTTCTCTACGAAGTGGTAGTAAAAAGCCGCCCATGTATGGGCGGCTCTTAGCCTTTTATTCGAGCGGCTGCGTTTTCTCCAGGCGATCACGGGGCACGGCGGCGTACTGATCGATCATCTCGATCCCTAGGGACTCGAAGCCCTCCAAATATGCGGCGACCAACGTCGTACCAGATCCAGCAAACGGATCAAGCACACGCCCACCCGCCTCACAGATCCGCACCAGCTGCCGCATCAATTCAGTGGGCTTGCCGGTCAGGTGATGCTTGTCGGCTTTGCGTACCGACTCACGGATAACACCAGGCAGCACCGGCGCACGACGATCCAGCGGCATGTTGCCCTTGCTGCCCCACACGATGTATTCGGCCTGGTTGCGGAAGCGCCCCAGTTGCGGCCGTACGCCTTCGGTCTTGTCCCAGACTGTGATGCCGCGCCAGGTGAAGCCGGCGATCTGCAGCGCGTCGGTGGTCAGCGGCAGCTGCCGCCAGTCGGTGAACAGCAGCACCGGCGCGCCATCCTTGAGCACGCGCGCGCACTCGGACAGCCACAGGTGCATCCACTTCAGGTGTGAGCGCTGGTCGCGTTCGTCGCCGACAAAGTCGGCATGCAGTTGCGCGCCACCGCCTTGGACGTACTTCTGCGATGGCGGCTTGGCCCGTGCCGCAGCAGTTAGACCGCCGCTGGCATACGGCGGATCAGTGATCAGCGCGTCGAACGAATTGGCTTCGAGCGTGGGCAGGATAGTCAGGGCGTCGCCCTGGAGCAGCTGGTTTTTCATGGTGAGAGCCTTCTTGGATTCGCTCGCGGCGATCGGAGGTGAGGCTCTCGGCCTTCAGGTGATTGAGCGTGCCGCAGCGCGGGCACTTGATCTGGATTTCATCGAATGCGCCGGCCTTGCAGAGCAGGCGGGCGCATTCGCCACAACGGAGGTTCTTGAGCATTGCGTGGTCTTGCGGTGGGAAAGGATTACGCGGCCGCTGGCGGCGCGTAGGGGGTGAAGGCGATCACCTCATCGCCCACCCAGTCGTTGATCTTCAACATGCGCGCCTGCAGCGGTTCGAGTTCGTTGGCGGCCCACACGGCAGCGGCCTCACGGATCGACCCGAAGCCGCCTGCGTTCTGCGGCACGATGCCCATGAGTTGCGGCGGGATCCGCAGCGCGGCCAGCATGTCGTCGCGGGTGATGCCCTTGATGCCGCTGAACTCGTCCTTGGCCGCCACCTCGCTGACCGGGATCAGCTTCAGGCCGTCCTTGTTGCCGCCGGGCGAATACAGGAACAGATTGCGGAAGTTGCCTGGCCCCTTAGCGCCCTTCATGGCGTTGCGCAGCGCGTCCACGTCTTCCTGGCTTTGCTGCGGGTCGGTCAGATACAGGATGAAACCGGCGTGCGAGCCATTGTTGTAGTACTTGCGGCGGAACAGCGTGGCCGACTCATTGAGCAGCGCGGACTGCATCGCCGGCATCCACTCGGGCAGGCCGTAGAGTTCTTGATCAACATCGGCCTCGCGCAGCTGGAACACGCTGCCCGGCTCGAACACGTGTTCGTCGTGCCAGGTGCGCACTTGGAAGTACTCGCCCTCAGTGATGCCGCGCCGCATGTACTTGGACAACGGGGCAGCCAGCGACAGGGCACCGCCCATGCGGTTGCGGCGGCGCTCAAGGTAGCCATTGCCCAACGTGATCCAGTCCAGCGATAGCTGCTCGAAGGCCTCGCGCGTCAGCAGCCGATGTGGCTTGAAGGTGCGCGCCAGCATGTTGCGCTTGAAGATCAGCCCGGACTGCAGAAACGGATTGCTGCGGGTGGTCTTTGACAGACCATCCAGCGCTACCGGCGGCTCGTACCAGCGGCCGTTCTGCCAGCACTCCAGATAGTCCAGCACCCCGCGCCCATCGAGCACCGGCGTCGGGTCGCCGAAGGTGAAGGCCTCGGCACGTGTGGCCTGCGCAGGCTCGGCAGCGGGCAGCTGGTCGGTCAACATCAAGAGATCTCCATGAAGCCGGAGTTGCGCGCGGTGCGCCCTTCCAGCGGTTCGTTCTGCAGCGCGTGGAACAGTGCCCACGCCAGGTCCGCGTGGCCGGTCTCTTCCGAGCGGCCGGCGGTGAAGGTGGATTGCCGGCCGCTGGCCGTCATGGTCTTGCGGATGGCCATCAACGACTGCGCCACGTCGGTCCAGCCGGCGTCGAACTCCAGCCGCCCGTTGTGGATCACATCGAACGCCTTGAGCACCAGGCGTGTCTTGACCTCGGGCGAGTAGCTGAAGGTGACCAGATTCGGGAAGAACTGCTTCACCAGCTGCGCCACGCCGCTGCCCATGCCGGTGGTGTCGATGCCGATGTAGGTCACCCAGTAGCGGCGCGTGATGCGCTCGATCTCGGCCGCTTGCTTGGCAAAGTCCATGCCCCGGAACTGGATGCGCTCCAGCAGTCGGAACTTGCCGCCCGGCTGCTGCGGTGGCGCGACCACGACCAGGCCGGCGGTGTCGCCTGTCTCGGCAGGGTCGTAGCCGATCCACACCGCGCGATCGCCGTAGGGGCGCGCGGCGAACGGTTTGTAGTCCTGGCCCCATTCGACCCAGCTATCGACCATGCACGGCTGCAGCATCGCCAACGGGAAGATGCTGGCGCCGTCGTCGACGAACTCGCACATCAACAGGTTTGCGAAGGCGTCCGGGCTGTATTCCTCGCGCAGCTCGTCGATGTCGAACAGGTCGCAGCCACGGCGCTGGGCGTCGAGGATGTTGACGATCTGCCGCCACGCGCGATCCTGGCAGCGGCGCCCACCGGCCAGCGCGTCATGCGAAACATCAATCTGGATCCTCTGCGCAGCCGGCTTGCCCTTGTTGCGGCGTTCGCCGGTCCAGAACGTGTAGGCCTCATGGGCCATGCTCGATGGCGTGCTGAAGTAGGTCTTGCGCCACTTCTTGTGCATCGCCATGCCGCTGGCGACCTTGTTCAATTCGTTGAACCCGTAGGTCCAGAAGAACTCGTCGAAGTAGAAATTGCCGTGGTAGCCCTGGGCGGTGCGCGCATTGGTGCCCAGGAAAAACAGCTCGGCGCCGTTGGGAAACACGATGCTGTCACCGCCGGAGAGCGTCTCGTCGATCGTCTCGCGCACGAACTGCTGCATGTAGCCGCGAAACAGATGCGCCTGCGCCTTGGAAGCGCTGAGGAAGATCTGATTGCGCCCGGTGGTGAGCGCGTCGATCAGCGCCTCGCGAGCGAAGTAGAACGTGGCACCGATCTGGCGCAACTTGAGGATGATGCGGGTACGTTCGTTGCCGGCCCGGTACCAATCGCGCTGGTAATCGAAGCAGCCGTCGATGAACGCGGTGGTTAGCTGTTCGACCTGTTCTTCAGTGAAGTCGTTGCGCTTGGGTTTTTTCTTTGGCGCAGCGTTGCGATTCGCCACAGCCGGATTAAGATCGGCTTCGTTGCCGCCTCCCTGGTAGCGCTGGATGCGCGCCTGGCGCTCCAGCTGCCGATGCAGCAGATCGATTTCTTTGAAGTCGCCGCCGGACTTTTCCGGCTTCATGATCAGCACGACCAGGCGCGCTTCCAGTGCGCCACCGATGCGCTCAACGTTGTCTGCGCGATCCCACTCGTCACGCGACTTCCAGCTGTGTACAGTCTTCTCGTTCTCGCCGATGGCCTGCGCAATTTCGGTCACGCGCCATCCCATCCAGTACAGGAACTTGGCCTGTCTGCGGGTGTCCATCGGGAGCTGGGTGGCAACGCTTTGCATGCCGACCAGGGTGCAGCCCACCTCTTAATCCCGACAGTTCAACGACGCGTAATCGCCTGGTTTACACGGTGATTGCGTTGCTGCGTTGTGCGTCGCGTTTGACCATGGGTCATCGCAAACGCATCCAGCGCAGAGGACACCCATGTCGGCCAAGGCCAAGAAGTTCCGTTCCAACTGGTTCCGCGTGGCCGTCGAAGGCGCCACCACCGATGGCCGCACGATTCAGCGCAGCTGGATCGACGACATGGCCGCCACCTACAACCGCGAGACCTACGGTGCGCGCATCTGGATCGAGCACATGCGCAGCCTGCTGCCGGACTCGCCGTTCCGTGCGTATGGCGATGTCACCGCGGTCAAGGCGGAAGAGGTGGAGATCGATGGTGCCAAGCGTCTGGCGTTGTTTGCACAGATCGAGCCGACCGCCGACCTGATCACGATCAACAAGTCCAAGCAGAAGCTCTACACCAGCATCGAGGCGCAGGAGAAGTTCGCCAACACCGGTAAGGCGTATCTGGTCGGCCTGGCCGTGACCGATTCGCCGGCCAGCCTGGGCACCTCCATGCTCAGCTTCGCCAGCCAAAACCCCGACGCCAATCCGCTGGCCGATCGCAAGCAGTCACCGGGCAACCTTTTCACCGTTGCCGAAGAAACCGCGCTGGAATTTAGCGAGATCAGCGAAGGCCCGGTCGCCAGCCTGCTGAGCCGGATTCGCACCGCGCTCAAAAGCGAAGACGCCACCGGCATCACGCCCGAGCAGTTCGCAGACCTCGGCGAAGGCGTTGAAGAGATCGCCGAGCACGTGCGCGGCCAGGACGAACGCTTCAACCGCCTGCAGGCCGAACACGCCGAGCAGAAGACCAAGCACGAGCAGCTGGCAAACGACCTGGCACAGCTGCGCGAGTCGCTGTCACAGCAGCCCGACCCCGCACAGCCCGCACGACCGGTGGTCACCGGCGGCTGCGCCGCTGTGCTGACCGACTGCTGATCCCACACCACACACACGCCGCCAGCGCCCCACCTTCGGAGCCACCATGCAAAACGCTACCCGCCTGCAGTTCAATCAGTTTGCCGAGCAGATCGCCAAGCTCAACGGCATCACCTCCGCCTTCCATTCCTTCGCGGTCGATCCGACCGTGCAGCAGAAGCTGGAAACGCGCATGCAGGAATCCAGCGAGTTCCTGTCCAAGATCAACATCATTCCGGTGGACGAATTGTCCGGCCAGAAGGTGGGCATCGGCGTCACTGGCAGCATCGCCAGCCGCACCGACACCGGCGCCGGCAAGACCCGCACCCCGCGCAACGTCGCCGCGCTCGACAAGAACGAGTACGTCGCCAAGAAGACCGACTTCGACACCGCGATCCCGTATGCGCTGCTCGATGCGTGGGCCAAGTTCCCGGACTTCCAGGCGCGCTTGCGCGATGCCATCGTCAAGCGTCAGGCACTGGACCGTCTGCAGATCGGCTTCAACGGTACCCATGCGGCTGCCGACACCGACCGCGCCGCATTCCCGCTGCTGGAAGACGTCAACATCGGCTGGCTGCAGCAGTACCGCACCAACGCTGCCCAGCGCGTGCTGGCGAGCGGCAAGACGGCCGGCAAGATGGTCATCGGCGCTGGCGATGGCGCGGACTACCGCAATCTCGACGCGCTGGTGTTCGATGTGGTGAGCAACCTGCTGGATCCGTGGCACCGCAAGGATCCGAGCCTGGTGGTCGTGCTCGGCCGTGACCTGATGCACGACAAGTATTTCCCGATGGTCAACAAGGACCAGGCGGCCAGCGAGAAGATCGCCACCGACCTAATCTTGACCCAGCGCCGCGTCGGCGGCCTGCAGGTGGCCGAGGTGCCGTACCTGCCCGACGGCGCGTTGATGGTCACTTCGCTTGCGAACCTGTCGATCTACTACCAGACCGGCGGCCGTCGTCGTTACATCCAGGAAGTGCCGGCGCGCGATCGCATCGAGAACTACGAGTCCTCCAACGATGCCTACGTGGTCGAAGACTATGGCCTGGGCTGCGTGGTCGAGCACATCGAGATCGAGGCCTAAGCCATGGCCGACAGTCCCGCCAAGCGTCACCACAGCCGCGTGCTCGCCGAGCTGGAAGCGGCCCAGCGCGCCCCGCACCAGCTGATGGCCGGTGCCACGGCCTACGAGCAGCACATGGCGCAGCTGCAGAGCGATCGCCTGCGGCTGAAGCAGATCCAGTCCACCCAAGGCAAGGCTGCGCTCAAGGTGCAACTGCTGCCGACCTACGTGCCGTACCTGGCCGGCGTGCTGGCCGGCGGCCAGGGCGCGCAGGACGAGATCGTCATGACGTGCATGGTGTGGCGCATTGATGCCGGCGACTATGCCGGCGCGCTGGAACTGGGCGCCTATGTGCTCAAGCACAACCTGCAGATGCCTGACCGCTTCTCGCGCACGGTGGGCTGCGTGCTGGCCGAAGAGATCGCCGAGGCGGCGCTGTCTGCGCAGAAGACCGGCCAGCCGTTCGATGCGGCCGTGCTAGCCGACACCGCAGCGCTGACCGCCGAACAGGACATGCCCGATGAGGTGCGCGCCAAGCTGCACCTGGCGCTGGCCCGCGCCTCGCTGGCAGACATCACCGACGAGACGCCGGCCGACCAGGCGCAGCCCATCGCCGCCGCCGCTGTGGCCGACCTGAAGCGCGCCATCGCACTGCACGGCAGCTGCGGCGGCAAGAAGGATCTAGAGCGCGCCGAGCGGCTCTTGAAGAAGTTCAGCGTTGAGCCTGCGGGCACCAACGCATAACCGAGCGTCCCCGCAACCCTCGCCGGCTCGGGGCTGATCCACAGCACTCCATCGCTGCGGTGACGCCCCGACCACCGGCGATCTCTTCCGAGCCATCCATGAGCGGATTCACTGCCACCGGCACCACCAGCGCCACGCCCGATGCGATCGCCAATGCGCCGTTCTGGCCGGCGATCGCACCGACCAGCGTGCGGGCGAGCATGCGCCTGGATGGCACCGTCACCGATGCGCGTTTGCGCCACGCCATCGTGGCCGCAATGCTCGCGGTCAACGATGAGCTGCAGACCTGGGCGCAGACGCAGCAGGCGGCTGGCTACGCGGTGTTGACCGATGTGCCCAGCACCACTGTCGATGGCATCTCGCGCCGCGTGCAGCTGTACCTGCGCGCTGTGGCGTGTGCCACCGCTGTCGAGGTGGCAGAGCGCTATCGCAGCTTCGATGCGACGGACAGCGCCAACCAGCGCGCCGATGACTTGTCGCCGAGCATCACCGAGCTACGCCGCGACCAGCGTTGGGCCGTGCGCGATCTGCAGAACCTGCCGCGCAGCACGGTGGAGCTCATCTGATGCGCGTGCATGCCATGCAAGGCGACACCGTCGACCTGCTGTGCTGGCGCCACCTGGGCAGCACGGCCGGCCTGGTCGAGCGCACCTATCTCCTCAATCCCGGCCTGGCCGAACTGGGCGCTGTGCTACCGCACGGCACGCCGGTGGAGTTGCCCGAGGTAACCACCACCACGGCGGCGATGACGCCGCTTGTGCAGCTATGGGACTGACCTGATGACCGAACCCACCTCCGTATCGAGCGGCTTCTTGATCGCCACCGGTGTGGGCCTTGCCTCCGTGCTGCCTGGCATTGACGGCGATGCGCTGATCGGCGCCTTCGCGGGTGGCGCGCTGTTCGTGGTGTCGGCCGCCAAGCAGCCGCTGTTGGCGCGGCTGATCTATTTCCCGGTGAGTGTCATCGCCGGCTACCAGCTGGCGCCGGAGCTGCTGCGCTGGCTGCCGATCAAGTCCAGCGGCGTGGCTGCCTTCGCCAGTGCAGCGTGCGCCATCACGGTCACGCTGGGCCTGATCGAAAAGAGCAAGTCGTTTGACTTTTCCTTCCTACGTCGTGGAGGTCCGCCCAGTGCATAGCCTGGTCACCGTCCTGACGTTGATGGCCTCACTCGCCATCTGCGTCCGCCTGCTTACCTACCACCGCCCCGTCGATGCGCGCCACCGACGCGGCGCCGGCTGGTGCGCGTGGCTGCTGATCGCCAGCACCGGCGGTCAGGCGCTACACATCCTGCTGGCCGGCGCCGGCTCGCAGGTCAGTCCCTGGCACCTGGGCACGTTGACCGTGCTGGCAGTGCTCACCTACCGCGCCCAGGGCAACGTGGCGCGCATCCTCAAGGTCGATTGATGTTCACCGATACCCAGCTCGCCTCGATCATGCAGTGCTCGCCGCAACGCGCCCAACGTTGGCATGGCCCGATGCTCGCCGCTGCCAACCTCTTCGGCATCACCACCAAGCGCCGCGCCGCGCACTGGCTCGGCCAGGTTGGCCACGAAAGCCTGAGCCTGTCGCGCATGGAAGAAGGGCTGCACTACACGACCAGCGCTCGGCTGCTGGAAGTGTTCGGCGCACGCATCACCCCGGCCCAGGCGCCCAAGTTCCTGCGCAACCCGGTCGGCCTGGCCAACTTCGTCTACGCCGACCGCCTGGGCAACGGCAACGAAGCCAGCGGAGATGGTCACAGCTTCCGGGGCCGCGGTCCGATGCAGCACACCTTCCGGGGCAACTACCGCCGCATCGGCGTGCTGATCGGCTTGCCGGTGGAAGAGCAGCCGGATCTGTTGCTGCAGATCGAACCCAGCGCGCTGGGTGCGGCAGCGTACTGGCAAGACAATGGCCTGAACGCGCTGGCCGATACGGGCGACGTGCTCGGCCTGGGCCGCAAAATCAACCTCGGCAACGTGCGCGCCAAGCGCTTGCCCGAAGGTCACAGCGATCGCGTCAGCCGCACGCAACGCGCCTTGCAGATCCTGGGCGTGAGCTGATGATCACGCGCGTGATCATCTTGCTTGCCCTGATTGCCGCGCTCGTGGGCGGCTGCGTGTGGCAAGAGCAGCGCGTCAGCGCCGCGCAGAAGGACCGTGATGTCGCGCTGCAGGCTAAGCGTAAGGCTGAGGCCGAGCGCGACAGCGCGAAGGCGTCCACCACTGTCGTCACCGAGTACGTCGACCGCGTGCAGATCGTGCGCGAAGCCGGCGCCACTATCACCCGCGAGATCCCGATCTATGTCACCCAGAAAGCAGACGCTGCTTGCGCTATCCCTGCTGGCTTTGTGCGGCTGCACGACGCCGCCGCCACGGGCAACCCTGCCGGGCCGTCCACCGGAGATCCTGATGCGCCGGCCGCCGGCATTACGCTCTCTGGCATTGCCGGTACCGTCGCCGACAACTACACCAGTTGCCATGCTACCGCCGCGCAGCTGAGCGCACTGCAGGATTGGATCGACCAGCACGTGCCGGAGCCCGCGCCGTGATCAAGCCCGCCAGCCTGCGCGCGCATCTGGTCGCGGCATTGCCGGATCTGGCCCGCGATGCCGACCGGCTGCTGGTATTCATCGACGCCGGCAGCCTGGTCAGCACATTCCAGCCCGGGCTGTCGTTCGAGTATCAGTACACCCTCAACTTGATCCTGACCGACTATGCCGGCCACCCGGACAGCGTGATGCTGCCGCTGCTGGAATGGGTGCAGGTCAATCAGTCCGAGCTGCTGTCAAATCCTGCGCGCCGTGGCGACATCGCCTTCGAGGCGGACATCCTCGCCAACGATGCCGTGGACCTGTCGATCAAGTTGCCGCTGACCGAACGCGTGGTCGTGACCGCGAAAGACGGTGGCGGCTACGACATCACCCATGCGCCCGAGCCGGTGATCGATCCCACATGGATGAGCTGACCGCGCTGGAGAACTGGGCCGCACCGCTGCTTGCGCGCCTGCAGCCCGGTGAACGCCGCACGCTGGCACGCAAGATCGGAACGGAACTGCGGCGCTCGCAGAGCCAACGTATCGGCAAGCAGCAAGCGCCTGATGGCACGCCATACGCACCGCGCAAGCAGCAGCTGCGACAGAAATCCGGGCGCGTCAAACGCGCGATGATGTTTGCCAAGCTGCGGCAAGCCAAGTTCTTCAAGGTCAGCGCTAGCCCCAACGCGGTGAGCGTGGGATTCGCGGGCCGCGTGTCGCGTATCGCACGCGTGCATCAAGCCGGACTGAAAGAGCAGGTTCGACCCAGCGGGCCAAAGGCGGTGTATGAAAAGCGTGTACTTTTAGGCTTTACCACAGCAGACAGTGTAAAGATTCGAGACCTTCTGATCAGGCATCTTGACCTGCCCCCACTGAGCCGTACCAGCTGAAGCTATAAAGTCCGTGAACCCAAGAGGACGGACATGAAGAAGAGCAGATTCAGCACCGAGC